CTTCGCTCCCGACTGTAACAATGTCTTTACAATGTTGCCCATCGGAGTTGGAACAATCTTCAACTTTCCGTATCCATCTGCACCATCCATCCACATTTCAGTGATAAGATGGGCCACACGGTCAAGGTTAATCGAAAGCTCTTCCGGATGGTCGAGCTCTCCCATAACTGATTGACCGCTACTTAACTTTTCTGTAATAGAATTTACAGCTCTGGCAATTTCACGAATAGGATAAACACGCTGATTTTGGTTTCTTACGTCACCCTGAATAAAGATCCCTTTCATGCAAAGATCTTTACCACCAGTCTTGTTATCTTCTTCTAGAAGTTGAACGTGTGCCTTGTCGAAGGACAGATACTCGTACAGTTTATTTGCCATGGCCATTATATTTCCTTACCTAGCGCCACTTGGTTTCTTAGATAGTGGAGACTTTGAGAATCCATCACCTGCAACCTTACCACCAGTAAACTTAGCAGTAGTGTCAGCCTTAACTGAAGAATTCTTTGGCTTAAGATTTACATTGTCTGTAGGTGTCTTATCTGCCGCTGTATCTCCATTGTATTTTCCATATTCGCCACCGGATCCACCGTTGCCACCAACCTTAGTTGGCTTTCCACCGTAGTCTTTACGTGCAGGAATATTTGTAAACGAAGACTTGTTTTGTTCAGCACCTAATGGTGAGTCCTTGCCAGTTCCGACTAATTTTGCTGTGCCACGTTGGCCAGTATCAGCAACTTTGTTTAGAAACTTAGTTTCTTCGTCGACTTTTTTGTCTTTGTTTTTATCTTTTGCTTGTGCAGCAACCTTAAGTTTTTCAGCCTTCTTCTTTTCAGAGATTCTAGCAACTACTTCGCCGACAACGTGTTCTTCGCCGCCGCCACCGAAATCAGGTGCTCCACCTGCATCGCCGAATTCATCACCGGCTGGTTCGACTTCGTCTTCGCCGCCGAATTCATCTGCCATGTCTGCGTGTTCTGGCTCTTGCATTTCATCGCCCATTAACTGGTCAAATTCTGCACGGAGTTCAGCAAGTTGTGTTTCTAGGTCTTCTACACGTTCTTCTGTAGTACCTTCGCCGCCTTCATCGTCGCCGAATTCATCATCACTATCTTCGTCGCCGTCTTCCTCACCGTCGTCTTCTTCAGCTTCACCGTCATTCTGGTGATCGCCATCGACTTCGTCTTGGTCGGCGCCAATTTCATCTGTGAAATCTTTGTTAGGCTCACCACCAACTTCATCTTCAGATTCATCAAGTTCGTCTTTCTTTTCTTCAACATCATCTTCTTCATCGACAATGCTTTCATAAATTACACGAGCTTTTTCTACAATGATTTGGTGGAGTAATTCTGATGCCTGATCTGAATCTTCGCTTAATAGCAGATCCAAAACCCTTTCAAGCTTTTTTTGTTGTGACATTCCTAATTTCTCCTAGGTTAAATTAATATATCCAATATACTATTTATTAGTATTATTTGTATTTAACTCGTAGAGGGAGATTGTAGGGAGATATGGCTATAAAAGATGCCATTAATTGATATTTTTGATTCGCAGTATTATTTAGCCTCGTTGTACACGAGATAAACTACTACTTTACATACCAGGTACTACGCCCATTCCGCCACCTGAATCATCTGGCGCTGCACCGTACATGTCAGGAAGAAACTCTAGATGCTGAGCTTTTTCGTATTTTTCAACGTCACGAGATTTTCTTAACTTTTGAATATGGAGCATAGTTAACCGAGGGCGACGAGTATCATCCAGTTTAGCCTGACCTAGTTGATCATCGGCTGGATCATAAAACTCACATAATAATTCTTTTGCTCTCATATTCTTATTTATCTATTATTGGTTACCAAAGCCGCCTACTTCGGCATCTGTGGCACCAGTATCGCCCGGTGCTGCACCCTCTGATCCTTCCTCGCCTTCAGGTGCCATATCGTCGATACCCGAACTAGTAATGCCTATATCAGATAATCCTGATGGTGCAGAACCGCCAGCTTGCTGATCTGGGGCAAATGTCTTGGTTAAGCGACTACGCTCTTCTTTCCACATACGCTCATTTTCGGATATTTGTTCTTCTGACCAATGTAGATACGTCTTTAAGATATACCTCTTTGATACAAACGGAACATCCATTAATGCTGTAAACGTGTTAATACGTGCTGAATCAAGTTCAAGCTGACGATATTCAGAGAATGATTGTGGAGGTGTAAACTCTATTGCAAATAAACTATTATCAATGGTGATACCACGGAACTTTAAGAATAACTTAAATTCCATATCAATAGGTTCGATAATCTGTTTCTGATAACGTGCTACAACCTTAGAGAATCGGAACTCTTGGATAAATGCTGTACCAACTTTACCATCACTCATTGCTGCTGTTCCATCCTCCGGACCTGTCGGCAAGTACGAACTAGGAACTCCAAGAGCACGAAGCATCTTGTTATTAAAGTAACGCAAGTCATCAATATCGCCTAAGTTCTCACCACCTGGTAATACCTCGACTTTAGAACCACGGCCTTCGCTTGTTACAGCGAAGAAGTAATCTTCCAAGATAGACATAGGATTATATGTAGAGTCTACCACATTAGCGCCGCCGCCAGTTCTACTTGGAATACGTTTTTGTTGCACTTCATAGCGAATACGCTCAAGATACTGCTGTGCCTTATTAGGAGGCATAGTACCTACATCGATAAAGAATACACGTCGTTCAGGCGCACGGTGTATGCGATAGATTAAAATAGCATCTTCTAGCAGCTCTTTCTGCTTATAAACCTTGTAAATTTGCTCTAGTATGCTAAGACCGAAGGGCCATGCCGCGTTCATGCCGTCTGTGAGCGACATTTGCACAATATGCTCAGCATCCACTGCTGTGGCGCCACCGTCTTGATAGTTAGCTGTACCTGCTCCGCCGTATCCGCCAGAAACATAATTCATATTGCCTTGCATAGGCGGCGAGAATACAATGCTGTTGGATCCAAATGCTTCGTTTGAAAGTTTGTTTAGTTGATTTGTACCAACCAGACTCTTCATATTAAGGTCGATATCCTTAATAAAATAACTTTCTATCTTCTTGCCATCACTTTCATTTACAATAACTTTTTCAACTTTAGCTGGATCAACCCAATAAAGTTTAAAGGATTCTGGATCGCGTAAGAAAAATTGATCACCATAAACTAATACAGAACGAAACATTCTCCATAGTCTACGATCGATTTTATTAAGTCTGCACCACTGTCCTAACGATTTTTCTAATATCTGAATTTCAGAGGGAGTAGGATCATCGTTAAATTTAATAACAAGTGGAAGCTTAGAGACTTCATCATTTTCTGTTCCGAAATCTGCAATAGTATCAATTGCTGCGCTAATTTCGTGATCGTAATTCATTTGATCATATACGGCATATCTCTGTAGACGATCGGGTGGACCAGAATATACTTCTGGGAGCCAGTTACTATACTTTGCTGTAGAAGCATAGGCAGACGTGCTGTCAACTGCTCGTTGTGCAACGGGTAAGACCGAATTAACGGGCTTAAAAAACTTTTTCCATGTCATATTATGCGTTCATCCTTGAGCTTCTAAGGATATCCTTATTTACTGATATTAAGCTGATTACATTCTGATTAAGCTGATCTAGCAGTGAACTTTGATAGCTGAGTGCAGTATTTATATTAGTCTCGGGGCTTGTCTTCTCTATTCCGGAGCCTGCTGCGGCGGCAGCTTCTTTAGGAACTGCTTGATCTCCACTTACATTCTGGTCTGCTGATACAGCTGAAGGACTATTCAATGTAGAAGACTTGGGTGTCGTCATATCACTCTTACCTGGTGCAGTTGGTGGTGGTAATGATATATTACCACCTAACGCATTTATTGCTCCAAATGCTAATGCTTTTATTGTATCAAGACTATTAACAGTTTCTACTATAGATTTTAAAGTATCTAATCCCTTAAAGGAGCCTAATGTATTTGATAACGTGCCTAAGTCAGTTGTAATTGTGCCTACAGATTTAGAAGCTGTCTCTAATCCTGGATTTAATAGAGAAAGTGCGAATGCTAATAATGATATGCCTGGTGCTGCCATTGCTGCACCATATCCGAATGCTATTAACGAAATTGCACTTATGCCTGTCAATGCACCTATGCCGGCTGCGATACCTATTAGATTATCTCCATTTATCTCAGATAACGGTTTTAGGCCATCAGCTAACATTTTTATACCTGGACCAGACGCTGCTCCAGAGAAGCCGAGTTCCAATATTGATGCTGCACTTCCGATGCTAAATGCATCTAGACCGGATGCTAGACCGACTAGGTTATTGCCGTTTATTTCAGATAATGGTTTTAAGCCATCGGCTAACATCTTTATTCCATTACCAGATTTCTCACCTGCATAGCCAAGTTCTAATATTGATACTGCACTTCCGATAGTAAAAGCATTTAAGCCCTGTGCTAATCCAGATAGTTTATCGCCATTTATTTCTGATAAAGGTTTTAGTCCATTTCCTAGTAACCATAGTCCGAGACCGGATTTCTCACCTGCGAAGCCAAGTTCCAATATTGATGCTGCACTTCCGATAGTAAATGCGTTTAAACCTTCTGCCAATCCTTTTAAATTAATACCGCTTATTAATGCAAGCGGTGCTAATCCATCAGCTAACATTTTTATTCCGTTACCAGATTTCTCACCTGCATAGCCAAGTTCTAATATCGATACTGCACTTCCGATAGTAAACGCTTTTAGACCCTCAGCTAAACCTTTTAGGTTGCTGCCACTTATTAATGCAAGCGGTGCTAATCCTTCGGCTAATATTTTTATGCCTAGTCCTGATTTCTCACCTGCGAAGCCAAGTTCTAATATCGATACTGCACTGCCAATAGTAAATGCCTTTAGGCCTTCGGCCAAACCTTTTAAGTTGCCGCCGCTTATTAAAGCAAGTGGTGCCAGTCCATCTGCTAGAAGCCATAGTCCAAGTCCGGATTTCTCACCTGCGAAGCCAAGTTCTAATATTGATACTGCACTCCCGATACTGAATGCTGCTAGACCAGCTGCTAGACCAGCTAGATTATTGCCATTTATTTCAGATAATGGTTTTAATCCAGATGCAAGAAGCCACAATCCATTGCCAGATTTCTCACCTGCGAAGCCAAGTTCTAATATTGATACTGCACTTCCGATACTGAATGCAGCTAAGCCAGCTGCTAACCCAGCCAAATTGTCGCCGTTTATTTCTGATAGAGGTTTTAAACCATCTGCTAGAAGCCATAATCCGAGACCTGACCTCTTACCAGCAAAGCCGAGTTCTAATATTGATACTGCACTTCCGATGCTGAATGCATTTAAACCTTTTGCTAGTCCAGCTAAATTATTACCAACTATTTCAGCCAGTGGTTTTAGTCCATTTGCTAAAAGTAATAATCCTTCTCCAGCTATCTCACCGGCAATACCAAGTAATCTTATTGACATTGCACTACCCATACCGAATGCATTTAAACCTTTTGATAATCCAGATAGATTGTCTCCATTTATTTCTGATAGTGGTTTTAATCCCTCGGCTAACATTTTTATTCCTGGCGCTGCATCAGCGGCCGCTGCGCCAAATTTCATTAAATCCAATTTACCATTAGCAGTTAGAACACCTAAACCTATTCCTAAATCTATTAATGATGATCCATCTATATCAGCTAACAATGTAAGACCTTCGCCTAGCATCTTTATTCCGGGTGCTGCCATAGATGCTGCGATACCAAATGCTGCTAATCCAAGAGATCCTAATAATAGTAATGGTGATGCAATAACGGCTGCTGTTCCTAGTGCTATAAGACCATACGAGATGCCAATCATATCCAATAAACTAACATCCTTAAATGCTTTCATACCTTCGGCTAACGACTTAAAGCTATCACCTAATAATCCTATTCCTGGGGCCGCAATTAATGCTGCTAAACCTATTGCTGTTAGACCGACAGATGCCACTAATAAGAAAGGTGTTGCAAATGCAAGTGAAACACCTAATGCAGCAATACCATATCCGATACCTACTAATCCCAAGAATCCTATAGCTGATAAATTTGTAATTGCTTCGCTTAATATTTTAAATGCGAAACTAACGCCTAATAATCCGGGCGTAGCTATTAATGCCGCTACACCAATTGCAATTAATCCTGCCGACCCAATTACCAAGAATGGTGATGCAAATCCAAGAGCGACCCCAAATAACGTTAAGGCGCCTCCTACTGCAAGTAAATCACCCGCACTAACTTCCATTAATGATTTAAGACCCCATGCTAATAATGCAATAGGTACTGCCGCGATTGCCGCAGCAACACCAAATGCTGCTAGAGGAATGGCAGCTAATAATAATGCAGGAGAAACAAGTAGTATTGATGCCGCTAAACCTGCAAGTCCTAGAGCAATACCTGCTATTTGCATGCCACTGATATCGCTCAGTCCTTTAAGGCCCCATGCTAATAAAGCAAGACCGGGTCCTGCTACCATTGATGCTGCACCTAATGCTACCAATCCTACCGACCCGATTAATAAGAATGGAGTAGCAAATGCCAGCCCGGCACCTAATGCCACTAACCCGGCAGAAATACCTATTATATCTAGTAAACCAATATCTTTTAGAGAATCAAGCCCATCACTGAGCATTGTAAATCCGGACCCTATGGCTTGTATTGCTCCACCTAATATCCATAATGCTGCACTGAATAATCCAATGCCGGCGGCTGCGAATGCCAATGGAACAAACATTGCATCTAATACAGGTGCAACTATTGCTAATATTACAGTTAATCCTAGAAGTGCTACACCGGCTTTTGCTAAAGATTCCCATTCTATAGTATTAAACTCGACTAGTGCCTTACTAAGAATCCATAATGATGCAGCAATCCCTGCCATTGCTAGTACACCTTTCAATACTTGAGTAGAACCAAATGCTTTTATTCCGTTTGCTATACCTTTTAATATATCAGTAACGGCTTTGCCGGCGCCTTTCGCTAAGTCTGCAATACCTTTGCCTAATGTGGATAATGCACTACTTGCTCCACCACCTGCGGCTTCAGCTGCACCACCTGCGGCGCCTTTCGCTGGGCCACCCACAACTCGAGCAGCAAGGTTTTTAAATCCATTTTTTAAACCACTTAAACCACCTAGTAATCCTTTAAAGACTGGTAATAATGCCGCACCAATAATGCCTACACCGATCCAAGCTGTTAAATCAAAGCTATCAGCAAGTCCGAAAGCACTTAATACTCCACCTATCTTTTCACCTAACCAATCTAATCCGTTTATAACCCACTCAATTGGTTTAATCAATAGGGTTAATGCGCCGGTTAATATATTCATCATTGTAGCAGTAGGGCCAAATGCTCTTTGTAGCAACGATATGAATTTTTCCCATGCATTTGTAAGACCTTTACTTGCAGCATTGCTCGCTTGTAGTCGCTTAATCTCTTCTTCTTTAAGAGGTTTAATAGCGTTGGCTTGTTTTTCTAATCCTACAATGAAATCTAATGCTGCACCTGCCTCAGCAACACCTGCCTGCTTTAGTAATGCTAATCGTTGCTTCTGCTGTGCAAATTCACCTTTGTGTGCTTCAACGTATGCTTTTAATTTCTGCGCTTGTTCTTCTGCTGGCATACCTTCGAGTGTTTTAGTGAAGGCTGTAAATTGTTGAGCAAAACCACCCATACCTACTTTCTGAAGATTCATAAATGTATCATTTAGTTGTTTAATAGGACTAGACATTAAGTTTAATATCTGTTGAGCGATGTTTTGATTCTTGAATGATCCTAAAAAGGTAGTCATTCCTTCTGCTGCTTGTGTGCCGACCTGCCCAGCATATATATTTGCTTCTGTCATTTCAGCAAGTGCTGTTGTCTGCTTTATGATTGTTTCGCGTGACTGGCCTGTTGCCATCGATAATCTAAATACATTCTTACCAAATTTCTGTAGACCATCATTTGTTTCTTCGGCTGTCTTATGGCTGACATCTGAAGTCTGTTGTTGTATGCTTAGATACTGTCCTAATAATTCTGCACTTTCTTTAGCAGAGAATCCAAATTGTGTTAAATTAGAACTTGCCATACCTACAGTTTTAGCAAATCTTCCAACACCAAAGGAATTTACCGCATTAGAATATGTTGTCATTGCGGCAGCAAGTTCTGTAAACCTAACACCAGTTTCTGCTGTAAGTTGACGCAATGATTGAAAACCATCTTTGGTTGCGCCCATACCACTTATAACATTTACACCAGCAGCAGTTAACTCATCAAATGTCTTCTTATTTTCAACAAATGTATCACCGATAAGCTTTGCGGCGCCAGCAAGACTAAGATCGAAAGAGATTCTTTTACCAAATACTTCTGCATTTTCTAATCGACGTTTCTTTTCTTTCTTATCTTCAAGCTCTTTCTCTTTATTACGCTTCTTTTCCTTGACATTCTCATCTTTTAAGTCTTTGGCCCAGTCTTCAAACGCATCCTTAACATCATTAACTTCTTTTGGAGTTAAACCAGAGCCTCCGGCAGCGGCAGTTTTAATGAGTTGAGCAAGAGCCTGTTTCTGTACAGATAAGCTTTGAGCAAGTATTCCTTTAACTGTTACCGCGGTATTTTCCGTTGCCCACGGCGGTAAACTCTCAATTTCTTCAGTGAGCGCACCTTTTGCGATGCCAGTTATAAAGACAGAATTATCAGCCATATGTTTCTTTGATTAAGTCCCGTGATAAATAAGATAAACAATGTTCGATACTATTTATCAAATATTTTAAAGAGGAAATTATGAAACAAGAAATTCGCCAAAACCCGCTGAAGGGGTACTTCAGACAATTTAAGTTATTTCTAAAACTACCTAGCGGAACATCATATTATGCGCCTGGTGCTATAACTTTTTCAGATAATGGAGAAGTAGGAATTATGCCCATGACTGGCAAAGATGAACTTATCTTAAAGAATCCAGATGCTCTATTAAACGGTGAAGCATTGCTAGAAGTTATTAGAAGCTGCACGCCGGCGGTAAGTGATCCGCGGATATTACTAACAAATGATATCGATGCGATTATCACAGCTATTAGATTTGCTACATATAATGATGCACTTGAGACAGAATTAACCTGCCCTGAATGTAGTCATAAGAATCTATATCCACTAGACTTGCAATATTCTATAGATAATATGTCTTTCTTAGATACAGAGTATGTTGTTAATATGGATAATGGATTAAGTATATTTGTTAAACCTTATGGTTTTCCAGAATTACTCAAAGGCCTACATGCCCAGTTTGAACAAAGCAAACTAACACGCGCTATCGAAAGTGAGAATATCACAGAAGATGCTAGACTAAAACTTTTTGCTACAGCATTTAAAGAACTATCTGTTATTACATACGAACTAATGGTTAATTCTGTATTAAAAGTTGTTGATGAAAGTAAGAAAATTAATGTGTCAGATAAGAATGATATTAAAGAATTCTTACAAAACATTGATAAGAAGAGTAGCGACAAGATTAGTGATTTAATTAAAGAAATAAATCAGATTGGTATTAAAAGAACATTTACTCCTCATTGTGAAAAATGTAATCACGAATGGGAAAGCGAGATTGATTTTAATCCAGTAAATTTTTCATAAGGTCCTTAATTTTTCTACCTGCTGAACAATTAGGTGACCTAATTCAATCATATGCTAAAGAATCATTATTACTAAGAGAACAAATAGCTGATATATGCTACTTTATGAAGGGCGGGATTGAATGGAATTCAGCATGGGGTATGAGCTTTCAAGATAGGGAGATTACAATTAAAGTTCTCAATAAGAGATTGAAAGAGCAGAACCCCGGTGGTAAGGAATATATGTAAGGAAAATATATGCAAAAAAAGACAGACACGCTAGAACTTGATATCCCGGTAGATGATATCGAGTGTTGGGAGCGTTATCCTAAACATCGATGGGTATACGACCTATCACGATTACTTGATGCTCAAAACATCAAGTGGAGTCCTTACGAGACAGACACTTTGCAAGATAAAGAAGTGAATATGTATTTTAATTCAAATAGAAATATTATATATGAAACTTCACATATCTATATTAATAAACCAGAAGGTGATCATATACTTACGGAAGTATATATCACCAAGGGTGAGATTAAGTTAACAAGACATATAGATAAGAGAACTCGTGTAGAAATTCAAGAGTTCATGGGAAATATCGAATTACGTGTCAATGCATTTGTATCTATGCATTTTCAGAAATTCACAGGAGTCATTACAGCAGAATCTATTGGCAACGATATTATGTCAATACGCCTACGTCCATATTCAGAACTTAGTATTAATGTCAGTCCTGATATTATTAAGCTCACAAAGCGCATATATAAGAAAACTGATATAACCTTAAGTGGTCTTACAGACCAAGTCATTCGCGAAACGAATACGTTATCTATTTAGTACTCATCAGAATAATATTGTTGCTTAAAATATGGGTCCACAGGACACCCATTATTTGCAGAATTACCGGATTGTCTTATAAGTTTATACGGTAGCATCTGTTCTGCTAATACGCATAATATATTATATTGCTTTTCAGAAATATCATCTTGTTTATGCACTCCCTCTAAGAGAGTCATTTCCCACATATTAATCTTCTTCTCAAAGAGTGCTCTACGTGCCTCATCAAGATCTATAGGTATCATATATTTCCTTTGTTATTAATGATCCATCACTTCGTGCCGTATCAGCAATAGATTAAATACCATCCGCTGTCGCGTCTGTATTTAATCTATTGCTCGAACTCACGTGTATTATAGAGACATAATGTAGATAAAGCAATATAACTGACGGAGGAGTCAGACCAAGGGTATCCAAAACCTGGATACTGGAATACCTGACGGTTTCGCAGACTGTTATATTGAAATATTTTGTAGTGTTGGATTGATTATGTCAACTACCGCTTCTTACAGCGTTTCTGAAGGGGTCTCTAGGACTCGACGCATTGCAACCACTTATAACCAATGATTACGCATCTGGGAGGGCATACCCGTTTCACGTGCCTCCCACAAACTTAAACTCAATCATCTTACTCACGACTCGGCCGCTTTCATATGATTTTGCCATTGCATATCCAACGGGCTTGGCTGTTGCGCCCTATTCTGAACGACACGCCGGCGAGAAATTAACTTGGCTCGCTAACCTTAACTATGATTTTCTAACGTTGATTTTTGATTTTGAAAAGATTTGGGTTTTATTGTGCTTGTGTAGTTTTGATTTATAAAACCTATACGCTG